TATTCCTTTTTCGAAATCTTCTTTGGTATATCTTTTGAAGCCACCAAATATCAAATCTATAGCACCAGATTTATTAAAATTCTTAGCTGCATTTACTATTCCGCCAAGTAATCCGTCTACACCTTTTGACATTGTGTTGCTTAAAAAAGTAAATGTATCAGTAGACTGTTTAAAGTCACCTATTAAATTTCTCCAAATTCCAGCCCAGTTAGAACCGATAGCCTCACCGACAGTGTCCCATAGCTGAGTCCAAGTTCTAACCTCAGTAGCTGCTCTAGTTGCCATTGTAGCTCTTTTGAATACTGCTTCCATCTCATCTTCTTGATAACCAAGTTCTTTAAGATGGTCACGCATTATTTTTTCTTCATCAGTAGTAGCACTTCTCAAATCATATGTAAAAGATGATAAAGTCTCAGCTAGAACATCAGAAGTGAGCCAATCTTCCCATTCTGCATAATCAGATTTATTTAAAGCTTGTCGAATGGTTACTTGCTTATCTAACAAAGCCTGACCAGCTTCAGCAGCCTGTGCGCCAGCTTTGTTAACAGATGCCATATGTATAGCCATGTCAGCAATAGCTTCTACAAAACCACGACTAGCCATATTTGCTGTTTCTACAGATTTCCAGTCTTGTAATGATACTGTTCCTGCTGATAAAGCCTGAGCAATCTGAGGAAGTACTCGATGAACGTCGCTAGCAGAAGCTCCTGAGAATGCTGCTACATTCGACACACCCTTAACCGCTGAAACCGCTTTATCTAAATCTAGTCCTGCAGCTGTAAATGTACCAATAGCCTGCGTCATATCTGTAAACTTATATATGGTTTGATCAGCATATGTATTCAATTCATCTAATGCTTCATTTACAGCCTTGATGTCATCGTCACTATCAAAATCAAGTCCAGTGTTAGCCATAATAGTTTGAATTGATCCAATTTGAGTTTCATACTCACCGAAACCTTCTATTATTGGGTCAAGCAAACCATGCTTTAAGGTATCTAAACCTTTCATTGCAAACTGTTCAATTTCTCCACCAATATTAAAGAGAACACCTCTAGCGACTTCCTCAAGAGCATTAAAGCCCCTAGAAGCTTCATCGATAGATTGACTTATTGGCGATAAATCAGTACTAAGAGCTGCATCATTTACACTATTAGCAGCACTATAAGCCGATTTCCCTATAGGAGAGAAATCAACACTATTTGCAGCTTTATCTATCGATTGTATGCTTCTAGAAGCGTCGGATGAAGCTCCAGAAACTCGTGAAGCTTCCTTAGCAGCTTTATCGCCAATCGCTGATATGTTTAATTTATCAGTAGCTTTTTTTAAATTTTCAAATCCGGCAGTAGCGCCATTCAATTTCAATTTCTTTTCGAAATCGGTTAAAGTATTCATGGTCGTTTTAACATTTCGTTCGAATTGTGCATTATCGAACGTCATTCTAACAACACGATTTTCGACATTACTCATGATGCAACCACCGCCTTCCACATATCTGCGCTCATTTTATCGAATACAGGACGTATAGCAGGGTCTATATATTCAAGACCTTTTACATATCCGCCATTTCCCGTTCCGTGTCCATAGTCAAGAATAATTGCTATGTTTACTCCGTTTACAACATTTGAGTTATTAAAAGTTATAGATGTCTTCCCATTTTGACTAGTTATTTCATAACTCCATGAATCAGCCGTTAAACCAGTTCTTTTTGGGGTAGCTTCTTTTAAACGATCTAATCCTTCTTCTGCCAAAGCTTTTATTGCAGTTTTTCTATTGATAAGTTTTCTAGTATCTGAAACTTCATTCAAAAATCTTTTGGTTTTGTCGAAATTTCCACTACTTTTTATGCCTATCATACATACCTCATTCCCATATATAGTAGTTTGATACAAATACCTCTCATGAAAATGAGATAATAAAAAACTAAAAATAAATGTAAAAACTATCCTTTTGTATGGTATTTAGCTTTTCGCAAGGCATTAAGTTCTCTATTCTGACTGTATATTGCTTGCTTTGACATTTTCTTCTTATTTGGATTATTTTCTATACAGCATACTTGAATTAGTGTCATCAATCTATTGAGATGCCATTTTTCGCATTCTTTATAAATATTAGCAGTTATCATCCAATAATATATTAACTCGCTAGTTACTTTTCTAGATCGTCTCGAATTTCTAGGCCCAGTCATTAGTTTCGAAACATCGTTTATAATAGTAGCTGTATGGGAATCATCTATATAGTCTTTTATCTCTTTTATTTGTTTTATAGTAAGACATCTATACAATAAAGGATCTACGTTAGGTGTTATAGTCATGCATTCAAAATAACTAAGATACTCTTCTTGAGTTTTATCATCATAAGTTAAGAACGGCTTCTTCCATTTAGCTTCCCATTTTGAAACGGAAAGCAAGGAATGCTCCATGATGATATCTCTAGATTTAACTTGTATAAATTCTTGAGTATCCTCATTGAAAAATTCGTTTCCTTCTATTTTCATATGAAGCATTCCATACTCACACCTTAGCTAACTACTGCCATTTGAGCCTGTCCCTGCAGATCCTTTGGGAGAATACCCTTAACAAACTTAGCTGCTTTCTCTCCATCAGAAAGAAGCTCCATGTATAGAGTCACATAGGCTTCACTTTGCTCAAAGTCTTCTCGCATCTGTTCGCTCTTTCTAAACAAACGACCATCGTCAGACTTCTTTCCGTAAGACATAAGAATAATCTTCCTAAATTCTTGACCCAAAGCCTTTAGATCTCGCTCATTAGAGATACGCTCAATAAAGCTGCTATAGGCTCCATTAACATCAAATTGCATCTGAGTTAGCTCAGCCTTATTAAGATTGAAATAGAAATCCTCAGTGATCTCATTGTCGTCGTAGTCAGTAAATGTAATAGGCCACTTAATCATTGTTGTAATCCTTTCTGTTTTTTATAAATAATAAAATATATTAAACATGATCTATATCTATAGAATCATGCTTCACTTTCAAATAGGAATCAATATGAAGTTGTTTCTTATCCAAATGATAAGTTACTTCATAATATTTGTGATCTTGACGGGTTGTTGAAATCAAAGCTTTAGCATTACCGACTATATAGCAAAACCATACTATATATACTTCTGATTTTGAAATTTTCGGTACGTCATAGTCGGCTATGTTTTCATTGAAATAAGTAACAAAAGCATCAAGCAATCCGTCTGGGGAAGGGGTTACCTTATCGTATCTAACTAACATTTTCTACTCCTATTCTTTTGTTTTTGTAATCAAATAGTCACATCTACAAAATATATTTTTAGCTTAATAGTTTATAAAATTCATCACTTTTAATAGATATTTTATTAACAAATTTGGCTCCGCATCTTCGACAATAATTATCACCATCGTCCACACTAGTCTGGCATGAACTACATTGACACATTGTCATTCCGTCAGAATACAATATATCGTATATAGTTGCTTCTGATGGAACTTTTTCATTTTTAACAGCATCCATAAAATCATACGCCATTCAGTTATTCGTTGGATTTTTCTTTTTCATCTTTTTGAAGACTTTCCAAATATACCGCTAATAGTTTTCCAATGTAAGTTATTTGACTATGTTTTCCATTGAAAGGATGACTTGTTACTGTTTCATATGTGTAATTTGTCGATGTATGTAAACTATATTTTTTACAAAGAACCAATCTACCACGATCCGATATTTTTAAAACATATCCTTTTGGTAACTCTTTACTTAGATAGTGTTTAACACAATCATTTTGGTGACTAGGTTGAAATTCGTATTCTCTTAAAAGAGAATATGCTGTTAGAATAAAAATAATAGCTTCATCCTCATAATACATGATTTAAACCTTTTCTTTTTTTTCTATTTTTTTTCATAACTCATGATAACATTATTCTTTCTATTATATTAATTATCGTAGTTATTATACTCGATGTCAAAAATATCAGTATAAAACCTAACATAGTGATAACAAAAGTCCTAAAATATGGATGCATGGCGTCTATGCCAAATAATCCAATACATCGAATAATAAGAAATGCTATCAACATAGATATCGATAATATTCCAAAAACAACAGAAATAAATTCAAATATTACAAGTATCATGACTGCTTAACCTCGTAATATATTTGTATCCTTACGAACTTCCTTCTTTTCTTGTTCAGAACTTTCATAAACTTTTCTTAAAATTGATTGCATTTCTGGATATGCAAACATAATGGAGCTATCGAATTGTTCTAATGCTTTTATTTCAGTATCGGTTAATGTTAATGTGATAATCATTTTAAGTCTCCAACATAAATATCAATTAATTATTTGCTCGCTGGTATCAAATTCTCTATCACAGCATTCGACGTTACCTTCGTCATCAATTTTAATAAATTTGTGCTTATAAATATGAGCTGGTCTATCAAGCCAAGCATCTTTGTATTTTGGATAAGGAAGTTCAATATCACTAATTTCAAATTCAAATTCTAAAAAAGTTTCTAAACTAGGCAATGTATCGACATAACAAATATCAAAATCTTCAAGATGATGATTTTGAATTGTATCGATTATCTGTTTACTAGCCGTTATTAGTTGTCGACCAGTCATTTCAACCTTCCCTTTTTCTTAAACTTTTAAAATATAATAGGCGTCCATGAAGTCAGAGTAAATTTATCATACTTGTGTAACCACTAATTGTTTTCTTCATATCAGCTATACTTGCTAATCCTTTATTGTATAAATTTTCTAAAACATCATACAAATCTTCATCAGTAAGTTGCTTTAATGCTTTGAACTTAGTTACAACAGGTGTTTTAGATATATGTAAATAAGAATCATCTTTATCCCATTCCGTAATTGCTTGGAATGTCATAGATATAACTACACTACTTGATACTTCATAAGTTTCTTCAATAAATGTAATCTCTATTTTTACTTTAGAATCTTTATGATTTTTTAGCCAATCAGAAATAGCTTTCATATGTATATGCCTTTCTGTTTCATTAATATAATAGGTGCCCCTGGAGGGATTCGAACCCTCACGTCTTTCGACATCAGATTTTAAGTCTGCTGCGTCTGCCATTCCGCCACAGGGGCATTATTACTTAAATTCGACCAAGTGAACGGCATCCAATAATGTTTCCGTTTTCATCTCGAACCAAATCATTTGGAATGAAAATATCCCAACGGTTTGTACAAGCCTGTGCTACCAAACTCGATACAATATAATCCGTTTCGCCATCATCGAATTCTGGTAGATTTTCAGTTTTCCCAAATATGGTTTTAGTTATTGGTATTTTTGCATGATCTGCTTCGTAATATCCTGTAGTTACTGTCTCAGTTTTAAGCCTAGCAACTTTTCCACTAGGTTCAATAGAATAAATAAGTTCATTTTTATCATTGTAGAAATTAATTGTATGTGGAGTTAAATTAACTAGCATCTTTTCTAACTTTCTATTAATTTTAATAAAAGCAAGTCACCCGCCCGCTCCAACTTGCAAGTTAGATATCATACATATTACAACTTAATGCACTCCGAAATTATTAAGCCGACTTTTATATAAATTGTACAATACCTAACTTCCCTAATAAAAATTATTTAAGTAAGTTTAAGCTTTACCTCATCAGGCAAAGGAAGCCTAGCGTTGGCATCATTACCACTAGTACCATCTTTTCCATATAAAATATCCAGAAAATCGTTAAGCTTTTGCACTTCTGCTTCTGAGGTGAAGTCTCTAGAATCAATAGTCAAGCAGGCTGTTGGGTTGTGATCCTTAACCGGAACTGGGGTGGTAGTAATTTCCCAAGAGAAATTAATAGCCTCTGGCGAATCGTTGATAGTCTCATAGCTTCGGTCGGAAGGCGCGGCACGGCAACCATATACAAGATGGATCTTATATCCTAGATCCTGACCAGAAACATCATTACCGACCTTAGTACGATAACACAAACCGAAACCGGTACGAGCCTGCTGACCAATAGTAACGCCTTTCACAAGCCTCGCTGAGCCATCACAAGCTTCAAACTCCTCAGGATAAGTAAATGCCTCGATAGTAGCTCCAAATTCCTCGGCACCATAAAGAGTCAAATAATTAAGGTTATCAGCCCATTGCTTATTAGCGTCAGCGCCAGAAGGGGACTCGGAAATAGAAGTAATTCCGTTCCAAGCAACACCGTTTGGATAAGTTCCCTCACTACTCACCGGATACAAAACACAATGGTCTACGCCAGTCTCAAAGAAATGCTCACCTACAGCATCCCATACTAATTTAGGCATTTCAGGACCTCCTAAAAGTAATGGATCATATCCGCTACTCATTACGAAGATACCTCTATGATCCAAAAGGTATTCCGAATCCATAATCACTACTCCTCTTTTGTATAAAACTGATAAAATTACCACATTTGTTTGGAGTAATAGACATCATACGTCCAATGGTTTAAATTATCAGAAGTAAAAAATCTATTGAAGTCTACTGTACAGCCTTGTAAATCTAAAATGGATTTTTGTATTTCACTTTCTGGATCAAAATCTATAAGCATTACCGAAAATTTGACACTACTTAGGTATCTTTTATTATCTGCATGCTTTGAATCGATACTATCCATATTATATATTATACAAGGGTATTTCAATTCCTTAGATTGAGGAGGCTGAAAATAAACATGCTTAACTCCATCTATACTCATAAGTATATTATGGAATGACTCTCTCTGATCTCTAACCATTGTCGGGGACATTGAATATGCCTCCTAAACTCAAAACTATTCGATGTCTCTCTACATCAATTGTAGCCGATACTATCTCAAATGTTTGAGACATCCATTTGACATAACGCATGGTCCCGAAATTAGAATTAGCAAAAGAGTCAGCGATAATACTAATGTCATTATTAATAATAACATCATCGTTTAAATATTCAGTATTTTCCCATCTTCTATTTCTTCGAACAACATCGCCTTTATAAGGTCGTTCCATATAAGATTCAACGAATACACCAGGGCGAGTTTCTGTTGTTGTTGAAAAACCAACTAATCCATAAAATCGGGCCATACGTTATCTCTTTTCATTTTGATTAACCAGTAACACCAGTGTCGCCGGTAGTACCCTTGTCCTTTCGATCCTTATACATACCACTAATAGTACCGAAGGTAAACGGAAGATCACTAGTCGTCTCAATAGCAATTGCGCTATACGGACGAATAAGAGCACCAGAGCAACGAGTCTCGATCAGATACTCATACTTGTTAAAGTTGAGATCGAAGTTGTCGAACAGGTTTACAGCGCCACCCTTATCGGCACCAAGAGAATAATCGTTAAGATTGACAATAATTGCTAGCAGCTTACGATCCTCGTTAGTTGTAATCGTTCGTCCGCCCTCCTCAGTTGTAACCTGAGCAACACGAGTAACGCCATCGAAGATAGGAATCTCAACAATTTCCTTAACGCGGAGAGCAGCAGCGAGCTCAGCTTCGCTACGATACATACGATGGCCAAGAGTGTCCTTGGAAAGTAGCATACGAGTAATAATATCGGTTGATGCATACATAGTAGGTTGACCAGAACCCATGTAATTCTTACGAGAGAGAACTGAAGTCTCAATGATAGCATCTGCTATCTGGTTGAAAGTAGCAGCTGCTGGAATATTAACAGTCTCATGGATGGTGTATACGTCATTATCCTTATAGATCGGGCGAATGTGCTCAGGATCAATGTAAGAAGGATCGCTAGAAGGACGATCGTCGCCAACCAAAACGGCTCGAACAATTTCCTCATTAAGCATGAGACGCATCTCTTGCTTCATCCAAGCTACGATGTCAAGATCAGTAATGTCTACAACATCATCACGATCAAGCTTCTGAAGCTTGTATACAGTCTGAGGGGTGGTCGAACGAGAGAACAGATTGAGAACTTCCTCAATCTTCTGGTTCCCCTTGATGTAACCACGAGCACGAGCCTCATACTCAGTAATATTAGCAGCTACTGAACGAACCCGAGCAAACGGGGTCTTACGAAGAGCTCCCCAAACCTTATCAACCCACTCCATGTTTCGAGACACGAGCTCAGGGTTCTTACCAACAAGCTTTGCTTCAGGATAAAGAACCTCAAGGTTCTCAATAGAATGCTCTA